GCGCCCGCTAACACTGCTCCAACACATTTATATCACGCATCTTGTGAAAATGTGTCGCGGCTGTGTGTATAAGCGGACTTGAGAAGAAGCACGGTCTAGCATCACTGGCCAGTAATGCTGTGTGTAGCTCATCCTCCAATTGCTTCGTGGACATCGCATCCAATCCGTATGCGATCTCCATGAACTGCACCACCCTGCTGCTCCTAGCATAGGTGTGCGTGGTTTCCACGTATGTCTTATGCCATTCTTGTTGTGATAGGTCAGCTTTGACTTCCAAATCGATGTAATAGAAGTAAAGGACCCTCAAAACTGGCAAGGCCTGCCAGAATGGATTAGACTTAACCATGCCCAAGCACAACGCGCGCGCCTGCGTGTTGGTACACTGTGGGAACTTGTGGTTAAAAGTTGCGCCGAAGCGCGATAGTTGGCGGAGCAACTCCGGTGCTAACACGAAGGTCTCTCGTCCGTCAACGATAATGGGCCAAAACAATGCAGAGCAAAACGATACGACCTGAGGCGCCACAGGTGATGGGTTCAAGCCCATGGCAGTCAGATCTAGGATTGTGGCGGACAGAACCTGCGATGCCACGTCGGGTGGCACATCCCTAAAGGCAAGCAGGCAGTCGTCACCCAGTCCCATAAATCGAATGAAACTCTCCAGGTCCTCACCGGCGACACCTTCAGGCCATAGCCGTTTTAGGTTCGCCAAAACACGGCCGACGACAGCAATTGTGACGCCGAGGGTGTTTCTATGAAAAGTGCCACCAAAGCCAGAGCATAGGCCATAAAGGTAGTCGAACTTTCCAAAGGGTGTGAAGACTTTGCGGTGTGTCATTGATCTGAACAACGCATTGAACGCATCCTCGTCATAGATGTCACATGCCTTTAATGCGATCTTTGCCATGACGCGGTCTGCGACCAATGCGAAGTTCTTGTTCTCGGTGCTGTCCAGACGAGAGAAGTCTAATTCCACTACTATGGAATATCCATCTACGTCCAGCCATGACCCAAATATGTCACCGACCTGCAGGGGGTTGCATCCGCTGGTCACAGTGATAATTGGGGCACTCGAGTTGACATCTCCCTTCAGCCAGCACTGTGTTTGTCGTTTCAGTGCTTCTGATATTGCCCAGAATGGAGGCCCAGAGACCAGATTGGCCGCTGGGTCTTTAGAGGGGCACACAAGCCGGGGTGCCTTAAGCCTCTTGTTCTTTCCATTCGGGTTTGGATTGGATTGTTTTTCCCATTTTATGAAGCTGCTCATCGGAAACGCTGACACTGTCTTCATGTCACCGTTGATGTAAGCATCAATGCCCGACCCATAGATCCTTCGCCTGCGGGAGTCTAGTCTCGAGTAC